CAAAAAGACCAGCAATCATTTACTCCGCCAAGCAATGATGACGGCGCACTTACTATTACATCTGCTGCATACTACGGAACTTACGTGGATTTAGATGGTACTGCTAAGAATGAAGTAGAACTCATCTCTCGGTACCGCGAAATGGCAATGCAACCTGAAATTGAGTCTGCTATTGATGATATTGTAAATGAGGCTATTTGTCGTGATGATGATGGTAAAATTATTCAGATTGTCTTAGATGATCTACAACAATCAGAAAAAATCAAAAAATCAATCAAAACAGAATTTGCTACAGTTTTAAAATTATTAAATTATAATGCCATGGCACAAGATATCTTCCGTAGATATTATGTTGATGGTAGAATGTATTATCATATTATTATAGATCGTGAGAATCCTGTTCAAGGCATTAAAGAACTCCGGTACATTGATCCCAGAAAACTGCGGAAAGTTCGTGAAGTAAAGAAGAAAAAAGACGAACGTACTGGTGTAGAAGTAATGAACGTCATCAACGAATATTACATCTTTAACGATAAAGTTACTACTGGTTCTTCTTCTAGTTTTGGGCCCGTGGGAGTTCGTATTACTACAGATTCCATTGTTTCTGTTGTATCTGGATTAATGGATTCACGGAGAGCAGTAGTGCTTTCTTATATACACAAAGCAATCAAACCTCTCAATCAATTAAGAATGATTGAAGACGCCACCGTGATCTACCGCATCTCTAGAGCACCCGAACGTAGGATATTCTACATTGATGTGGGTAATTTGCCTAAACTGAAGGCCGAACAGTACCTCCGTGATATTATGGTCAAGTATAAGAACAAACTTGTATATGATGCCAACACAGGTGAAATTAGAGATGATCGGAAATTCTTGTCTATGATGGAAGACTTTTGGTTACCGCGTAGAGAGGGTGGTAAGGGTACTGAGATTACCACATTACCTGGCGGACAAAATCTAGGTGAATTGGAAGATGTTAAATATTTTGAAAAGAAACTATACAAAGCATTATGCGTTCCTGTATCTCGTTTAAATCCAGAATCTTCTGGTTTCTCTTTGGGTAGGGTCAATGAAATTACTCGTGATGAACTGAAATTTTCTAAGTTTGTTGATAGGATGCGGAACAAATTCTCAGACTTATTTGATCAAGCACTTCGAGTACAATGTGTATTAAAGGGTATTTGTACTGATGAAGAATGGTTAGAATTTAAAGAACACATACATTATGACTTTATTAAAGATAATAATTTCACTGAATTGAAAGATGCTGAATTAATGAAAGAACGATTAAATCTGTTATCCAATGTGGATCCTTATACTGGCCGATATTTCTCACAAGCCTGGATTCAAAGAAATGTTTTAAGATTGACTGATGATCAGATTAAAGAAATGCAAGTTGAAATTGATGAGGAAAAAGCAGAAGGATTTGGATTACCTGTTGGAGTTACTAATCAAGTGGCCCAACAACAAATGCTTTCTCAGGTTCCTCAACAACCTCAGGGTTCAGATGATCAAGACGGCCAAGAAGAATAATAACTTTAATAAATAGATATATACCACCTAGGAGATAAGTGATGGATAACACAAGAAAACTTATAGATTATGCAATGGATGATGATGGAGTAAACTTTAGAGATGCTTTATATGCTTCTATTCATGATAAAGTTTCTGCTCATATTGATACAATGAAACAAAATGTTGCTCAAGGTTTAGTTAATGGACAACAAGAAGAAGTTGAATGAAAAAATTCTCTGATTTTCTCAATACAGGAATTGAAGAAATTCTACCTAAAATTGTAGAATCAGAGGAAGTTATTGAGGAATTAAAAGCAACTGATGAACCTTTGTTTGAAGGCGATTTTGGTCCTAACATGCATACATTGGCAGCAAAGGACAACACTAAACAAAATCATCATCATCAGGCTGATCCACCTGCTGTTTTAGTGATGAGAAGAATAACAGTTAGACAGTTTCCAAATGGTCAAAGAGTTGCTTTATATTTCGTAAAGGCTGTTAATAAATATGTAACAGTTCCATATACATCAATGCAATGGTCGGCTTCAATGCCTGAAGAATTTAATTCTGGTATTGAACAACTTACAAATAGCAATACAATTTATCATTTGGATGGTTCTGTTTCAAATGTTAATGAAGATACAACAAATATGTTATTGTCCGTTTATGGAGCATTGAATGAAGATAATAAACAAAAATTTAATGAAATGATAAGCAAATCAGAATATCATTTCAAAAAAGCAACAACTTTTGCTCAGAAACATTTAAAATAGGATAGAAAATGGCAAATAAATTTACATATCAAGTTCTAAGAGATACTCAAACCGATGCCGTTATTAAATTAACAGGCACTTTTGATGGATCTGGACAAGAAGCCAACAATACTAGGATTGCTGCAAATTCTTTATCTAATGCTGTAGCAACTAATGGATATCTTGTTGCTAATTCTTCTGGTGGTGCTGCCAATACCGCATTATCTTATTACGATCTCCAGTTAACAGGATTAAAATACTTTGTTAATATGCCTACGACTACTGTAGGTTCTGTTGAAGTTTTTTGGAATGGTGGTGGGGCAAATGCTGCTGCACAATACGCAAACTCGGCTACTATATTTCATTTAAATGGTGATGGTGAATTTGGTTTAGGTGAACAATTACCATCAATTACAAACAATTCTGTAAATTTTCCTTTAGGTGACCTGGGTGTATATACATCAGGTGCCACGGCTAATTGTTCTTATACTTTAATTGTAACAGTGCGTAAAAATAATGCTATGTATCAACGCGGATACATGAACGATCCAGCAGCGTTTAACTATGGTCCATATTCGTTGAAACCTTAATGAGAGATTTTGTTTCTAATCTACTGTCCAATAATGTCGTAGAAGCTAGGAACATTATAGAGGAAAGAATAAAAAATTTGATTGAGGAAAAACTCATTCAAGTTAAAATGCGGATTACTGCTGATTTATATGAAGATGTTGGTGTGGATGTGGATTTTATTGATGGTGATGAATTGGACGAATCATCTTCTATGTTATCTACACCATATGGTCAAAATAGATATAAAGGTAGTGGTTCAAAAGCAACAGTAAGACGATCAACTACTATAAAAATGGGTAGAGAAAAAAAGATCCGCGTTAGGATCCGAAGAGGAAAGATTCAAAGAAATAGATTATTTTCGGCAATTAAAGGTTTTACTGTTCGTGGTGGTAAATTAACCAGGATGTCATCTACAGAAAGGATGCATCGGAAAATATCATCAAGACGTTCAAGATTTAAACGTCGGGCCAAGTTGCAAGTAACATTAAGAAAAAGAAGAATGTCATTAAGACGCCGTAGAGCAATGGGGATATAAGAATGAAATTAATTAAAGAAATTACAGAATCGGTACAATATATCGAAGAATCAACCGAAGATGGTAAAAAGACATTGTTTATTCAAGGTCCTTTTTTGGTTGCGGAAAAAGTTAATCGTAATGGTCGTAAATATCTTAAAGAAACTATGGCCAAAGAAGTACGACGGTACACAGACGAATATGTTGATAAGAACCGTGCTTTTGGAGAATTGGGTCACCCAGATACTCCCACAATTAATCTTGATCGTGTATCGCACATGATTGTAGGATTATATGAGGACGGTTCACAATGGATTGGGAAAGCAAAAATTCTTGATACACCTATGGGTAACATTGCCAGAAATCTTATTGAGGGCGGTGCTCAATTAGGTGTTTCCTCAAGAGGTATGGGTTCTTTGAAAAATGTTAACGGTGTTAATATTGTTCAAGACGATTTTATGTTAGCCACAGCGGCCGATATTGTAGCAGATCCTTCCGCACCAGGTGCTTTTGTACAGGGAATTATGGAAGAATGTGATTGGATTCTAGAAAATGGTATATGGAAACAACAATTTGTGGAACAAGCAAAAAAAGAAATTCGCAAAACTTCACAAAAAGATATAGAATCCGTAGCTTTAAGAATTTTTGAAAATTACATTAAAAGAATATAAAACCGAAGGAATGCTTTGCGGCTTACGCTAAAAAACATTAATATATAAATAACTATATAAAATCAAGGAGATTTTAAAAATGGCAAATTACAAACTGTCTGACGCTGCTAAAGAAATTTTGAGCGAAGGATCAAAAGAAACATTTGATGCAAACATTGCAGCTAAACGCGGACAACGTGGTAGCACAGGTTCTAAGCCTGAAGTTGGTTCAGATAAACTTAATGCATCTGTTGCCTATGGCGAAAAAGATGCTGGTTTGGTAGGTCATTCGCCTGAAAAGGAAGATGATACTTTACCTGATTACTTGAAAGGTACACCCACGGCCACACCTCCTGGAGCAACTCCTCCTGTCGGTTCTGAAAAAGATGGCGTAGGATACACTTCTCCCAAAGGTCAACCCCAAGAAACAATGGGTCGTTCTGATTTGAGAGTATCCACCCAAGCCGATGCCACATCATACGAAGCTATTCGTGATCGTATTGCTGGTAAACTGGCTAATCAAACAATGAAAGCAAATCCTGGTGCAACATTCCAATCTTACGAATCTATCGACATGTCCTCTGATGTTGATGCTTTGTTGGAAGGTGAAAATCTTTCTGAAGAATTTAAACAAAAAGCAACAACGATTTTTGAAGCTGCCGTTCTTTCGCGTGTAGAAGCTGTTGCCGCTGAAGTAGAATCCCATCTCACTGAAGAATTTGATGCCGCTTTGGAACAAATTAAAGAAGAAATGGCTACTAAAGTTGACGATTATCTGAATTACATGACTTCTGAATGGATTGCAGAAAATCAAATTGCTATTGAAAAAGGTCTCCGTGCTGAAGTTGTTGAAGATTTCATCTCTGGACTCCGTGATTTGTTTGTTGAACATTATATCGATATTCCTGCCGATAAGGTTGATGTCGTTGAAGAACTGTCTGCTAAGGTTGAAGAACTGGAAGACGCTCTTAACGAAGAAATTAATCGTGGCGTTGAACTTTCAAAAGAAGTTAATGAACAAAAGAAAATGGAGGCCATCTATACAGTATGTGAAGGCCTAACGCAGACACAAGTGGAAAAAATGAAGTCACTCGCAGAGAATGTCGAATTTACCACTGGTGAAGAATTTGCTGACAAACTAGAAACTTTGAAAGAATCTTATTTCAAATCTGGTGTTGTATATGCAAATAACTCTGCTTTGGATGAAGAAGTAGATATTGAAGAAGAAAAGAAGATTTCAAAATCTGCTGATCCTATGATGGAACAATATGTTAAATCAATTTCACAAACCCTGGTAAAATAATACCAAGTAATACAACAAGGAGAAACACATGTATTTAACCGAAGAACTACAAAAGAAATGGCAACCCGTTCTGGAACATCCAGAACTCGAAGCCATCAAAGACCCATATAAGAGAGCAGTTACGACTCTGGTTTTGGAAAATCAACAAAAAGCAATGGCTCAAGATCGTCAGGCTTTGAACGAATCTCCTGGTGACACTGGTCCTACCAACGTTACCGGTGGTGTTCAAAACTTTGATCCAATCTTGATCTCTTTGGTTCGCCGTGCTTTACCTAATTTGATCGCTTATGATGTTGCTGGCGTTCAACCTATGACTGGTCCTACTGGCTTGATTTTTGCCATGCGCGCCCGTTACACAGGTCAAGGTACAGGTAATCCAGAAGCCTTCTACAACGAAGCTAATACCATTTTCTCTGGCGCTGCTTCTAGTACATTAAATCCCTACGGTTGGGGCGGTTCTAATGCAACTGATACTGCTAATAACTTCCAGGCTGGTACTACAACTACTGGTACTGGTTTGCCTACTGCATCTGCTGAATTTATGGGTGCTGATGGTTACGGTACAGGCGCTAACGTGTTCCAACAAATGGCTTTCTCGATTGAAAAAGTTACTGTTACTGCACAATCCCGTGCTCTGAAAGCTGAATACTCGCTTGAATTGGCTCAAGATTTGAAAGCCATTCATGGTCTGGATGCTGAAACAGAATTGAGCAACATTCTGTCTACAGAAATCTTGGCTGAAATTAACCGCGAAGTTATCCGTACCATTTATACCTGTGCAGTTCCTGGTGCTCAATACGGTACAGTAACTCCTGGTTACTTTGACTTGGATACAGATTCAAACGGTCGTTGGTCAGTTGAACGCTTTAAAGGTTTGATTTTCCAAATTGAACGTGATGCAAACGTTATTGCCAAGCAAACCCGTCGTGGCAAAGGGAACGTTCTGATTGTTTCTTCAGACGTTGCTTCCGCTATGGCTATGGCTGGTGTTCTACAATACACGCCTGCTTTGCAATCTGATCTGCAAGTTGACGATACTGGCAATACTTTTGCTGGTATGCTCCATGGTCGTATCAAGGTTTACATTGATCCGTACTTTGGTGGATACACGGCTAACCAAGAACTAGTTACCGTTGGTTATAAGGGTTCTTCTCCTTATGATGCTGGTCTGTTCTATTGCCCTTACGTTCCTCTGCAAATGGTTCGTGCTGTTGATCAATACACATTCCAACCCAAGATTGGTTTCAAGACAAGATACGGAATGGTTGCTAACCCATTTGCTGGTGGTATTACTGCCGGTAATGGTGCATTGACCAAACAAGCCAATGTTTACTACAGACTGTTCGGAGTGAAAAATTTAATGTAAGCTTTTGTTTTAATTGAAGAAATTCCCAATTAAGA